CTTCCCCGGCCGACCGCTGCTACGCCCCTGTCACAAGCCGTGGTACGCGAAGGAGAAGGCCGAAGTCCTGCTCCTCATCCTCCTCGAGAAGCTCGGCGGCATCCCCGTCTTCCGCGAGGAGGGCGCCGCCCTCAATCAGGCTACCCGTGACTCCATCGACGCCGCGGCTCGCGCCTTCCGCGGCAACGAACAGATGTTCTTCCGCCTGCCGCAGGGCGTCGCATTCGAGCTGGCCGCCTCCAAAGTCTCGCTCGCCGACGGCCTCGAGATGCTGCGCTACTGGGACACGCAGCTCACGCAGGTCTTCCAGGCGCAGGCCCTCGACCTCGGCACCGGGCAGTCCGGTAACCGCGCCCTCGGGCAGGTCTTCGCCGACATGCTCTACGACTCCGTGCAGGCCACCGGCAGCTACATCGAGGACGTCATCAACGCTCGCGGCGGTCTCATCGGCCAGCTCGTCGCCTACAACTTCCCCGGCTCCGAGGACGTGGCGCCGAAACTGCGCTTCGGCTCGGTCGCGAACGAGGACCTGCGCGCCACCGCTCAGGCGCTGCAGCAGATGACGGCAGCCGGCCTGCTCACGCCGACGCCCGAGATGGAGGAGTTCATCCGCGCCAAGTGGAACCTCCCCGCCGCCGACCTCGAGGCCATCGAGGCCGAGAAGGAGCGCGCCGCCAAGGAGAAGGCCGCCGCGAACCCCTTCGTGCCCACCCCGCCCGCGCCGAACGCGCAGCCGACCGTCTCGCCGCCGACCAGCGGTGCTCCCAGCGCGCAAGAGGACGAAGGCACACAGGCGGCAGAGTGTGGGCACGACCATTCCTTGCGCCTTGCCGAGGCGCTGAACCGCGAACCGCGTGGCGTCGAGTTGTACGCCGACCTCGCCGAGATGGCCTCGACGTTCGACGAGGCGCGCACCGCGCTGCGCGACGCGACCGCCGAGGTGCGCTCGAAGATGGTCCGCGAACTCGTGGGCCGGGCACAGACCGCCGTTGCCTCCGGCGACGCGAAGCGTGTGGCCGCGATCGCGCAGCAGGGCGCACCCATGCTCGACGCCCTCGCCGCCACCATCAAGCCCGTGCTGCTGCGCTTCTACGAGGCCGGCAAGCGGCAGGTCTTCGACGAGCTGACGCGCCAGGACAAGGGCGAGCCCGTCGTCGAGCGCGAGGTCGCGCAGCGGCAGGAGGGCATGGCCTTCGCCGACCCCGAGCCCGACCCCGAGTTCCTGCGCAAGTACCAGGTGCCGCCCATCGACGAGGCCACGCTCGCCTACATCGACGAGACGGCCCGCGTGCAGGCCCGCACCGTTGGCGCCGCCGTGACCAGTGAGACGGCGCACCAGGCCCTCAGAGGACTGCGCGGAGCGATGACGGACGAAGCGCTCGCAGCGCTGGTCGACCGCGCTTCAGATGCCGCCGCCATGCGCGCCGGGATGACGCTCACCCGCCTCGTCGACATGGGCCGCGCCGACGTGGCCGCGGCCAACCGCGAGAAGCTCGAATCTGCCACGTACTCAGCCATCCTCGACGGCAAGGTCTGCGAGATGTGCGAGCCCCGCGACGGCGAGGAGACGAGCGACGTCGAGGCGGCCGAATCGTGGACCCCGAACCCGGAGTGCTACGGCGGCGATGCCTGCCGCTGCGTCACGTTCTGGAGCCTGAAGTCATGAGCTGCCGTGACTGCGGCCTCTGCTGTCAGGTGGTGCGCATGACCGCGCCGGCCGACCCCGATGCCGAGCGCTGGATGCAGATGTTCGGCGTGATGAGTCAGCCACTGCCGGACGGCCGCACACAGATCCTCATCGCCGGACCGTGCAGCAACTACGACCCCGAGCCCAAGCAGCACTGCCGCGACTACGACGGGCGCCCGCAGAAGTGTCGCGAGTTCCTCTGCGCCGACGCCAGGGAGGACGCCGCATGACCTTCGCCGATTCTTACAAGCTGGCCCTTGAGCGCGTCGCAGCCGGTGACGTCACGCCGATGATGCTCTTCCCCATCGGCCGCTACACGAGCGCGAAGTACCCGGAGCTGCCCCTGACTCGCGAACTCGCCGACGAGGTCATCGCCAACTACGAGGGCGGCATCCTCGGGACCGAGCCCTTCGTCGAAGTCTCCGGGAGCCACGACACGAGCGCGCCGGCCGGCGCCTGGGTTAAGCGCGTCTACATGGCGCCCACCAAGGACGGCGGCGAAGCGCTCTACGCCGATGTGAAGTGGACCGAGATAGGCGCGAGGAAGGTCTCCGACCGCGAGTACGCCTACAACAGCGTGGAACTCGGCCCGGTGGTCGACAACCGCACCGGAGCCAAGACGGCGAACGTGCTGCGCTCGGTCACTCTGACCAACACGCCGGTCATCCGTCTTCTGCCGCCCATCCTCGAGGCCGGCGACTCCATCGCCCTTGCCGAGCCCGTCGAGGTGCTCTGCTCCGAGATACGCCTCGCCGAGGAGCCAGACCCCATGGCGTCCCTGCTCGCCGACCTCGAGGCCGTCATCGGCAAGGCGAGCGAGACCCTGCGCGGTAAGCCCGGTGTGCGCGCCATCCGCACCTACCTCCGCGAGGCCCTGGGCAAGGCTTCCGCGCACAAGCTCTCCGACCAGTCCCCAACGAGCGACACCGACGATGGTGAGGCACACGACCAGCCGGTCGGCGACGCATCGGGCGAGAGCCTGAGCGCCTCTGAGGGCCTGTCAGCCGCCGAGCCCGAGCCGGACGCCAAGAAAGGAGGCGACCCCGTGAAGGACGTCGCACTCAAGCTCAACCTGGCCGAGGACGCCTCCGAGGACCTCATCCTCGCCGAGGTCGTCAAGCTGGCCGAGGACCGTGACGCCGAGAAGGCCCGCGCCGATGCGGCCGAGTCCAAGATGGCCGAAGAGGCCAAGCGCATCCGCGGCGAGGCCGTCGAGCGCACCCTCTCCGAGCTGATCGAGGGCGGCCACCTGCTGCCCGCCAACAAGGACGAGATGCTCGCCCTGGCCGAGGACAGCCCCGCCGGCTTCGACCACACCGTGACCGTGCTCAAGACGAGCAAGGCGATCGAGCTGGGCGAGCGCGGCGACGGCTCCGAGCCGCCCGAGCCGGTGACCTACGACGACCCGTCCGTGGAGCTGGCCGAGAAGGCTCAGGCGCTCATCACCGCGGGCAAGGCCACGGACGTCGCCGCGGCGCAGGACATGGTCCTCGCCGAGTCCCCCGACCTCAAGACCCGTCTCTATCAGCCCCGAACCTCAGAGTGAGGTGACCACATGAGTCAGGCAACCAACGCCAACAGCGTCATCAAGACCTTCGTCGCTGGCGGCGTCATCCACCCCGGCCACGCCGTGACCGTCTCCGGCGCGACCGTGATCGAGGCGTCCGGCGCCAACGCCGCCAACGGCATCTACGTGGGCGAAGCGAACTGCGCCAGCGGCGACCACGTGCCCGTCTGCATCGCCGGTCCCTGCCGCGCCTGGTGCGACGCCGCCGCCGCCATCGCCCTCTTCGCCAACCTGGCGACGGACGCGAGCGGTCACTGTGTCGTCGACACGACCGACAAGCACAAGCTCATCGGGCAGGCTCTGGAGGCGCTCGCCTCCGGTACCGGCTACGTCGAGATCAACGTCAACATCGGCTGGCTCGCCGCCTGAGAGGAGGGGGACTAGATGACCATCGTCAACGGCCATATCAACGCCGCCCTCAGTCAGTTCGCTGCGGGCACCGCCACCAACGCGCAGTCGCGCATGATCGCTCAGCTCGTCGCTCCAGAGATCACCGTCGACAAGCAGAACGACAGCTACTACATCTTCGACGCCGCCGACCTGCGCATCGAGTCGCCGCAGTACTCGGCCGGCGCCAACGTCGCCCGCGTCGTGCGCTCCGAGTCCGAGGGCACCTACAGCGCCAAGGAGTTCGCGCTGGAGGAGGCCATCGCCTGGGGCAAGCTCGCCAACGCCGACGCCGGCCTGCGCATCGAGCGCCGCGCCACCGCCGGGCTCGTGAACAAGCTCATGCTGCGCCGCGAGAAGGCCGTCGCCGACGTGCTCTTCGCCACCGGCACATTCACCAACACGGCCGCCCTGGCCGCCGCCGACCGCTGGGACGTCGACACGTCGAACCCGGTGAAGAAGGTCAGCGACGCCCGCGAGGCGATCCGCCT